TGTCTCTAAAAATGCTGGTGCGATAGATGATTTTCTTAACGATCAAAAGTTAAGGGAAATGAAACTTACAGACTTACCTAAGATCCTGTATGCATACTTGAATAGTAAAGTTGATTCAGGATTAGATAATCTGGGTAAAGGTTTCATGGGTTGGTTGCAGTCAAGTAACGTGTCTGCACCCAAACAGGCAAAAATAGCAGAGTACGTAAAGACAAACATAAGAACGTTTGGTGCTATATGGCAAACTGTTGAAGGTATTATGAATGTAAAAAATAATATAATCGATCAGTTGGATAACCAAAAAGGCACTGTATCTGCAACAATAAATGGCAAGCCAGGAGGCGAAGGTTATGTACTTCAACACCCGGCAGGCGATATTAAATTAGTAAATAGAAGTGGATTTTCTGCGGCCAATAGAGCAGTAGAAAGATAGGAGCAAACAAATGAAAATAAAAGAAATGATAGACGACATCAAGGTAAAAGAAATTGATGACGATATGAGAGACTTAGGTCTTGATGGACCTGATTCAGCAGATGATGACAATGCTGGAATGGATCCTGAATTTAAACAAACACCAATGATTATACAAGTGGGCAAAGTAATTGACTCAAGAGGTAATCCTAATCCAGTAAAGGCTGTAAAAACAGACGATGGTAAGACACACCCAATTACTCCAGACCAAGCAAGTGCAATCAAAATGTTTTTGACTGCAAACTATGACATTCAAAAGAAACGTCAGTTTACAAAAGATGTACAAAACAGTGAAACATTAGGTGCGTTGTTAAAAGGCAAATCCCCTACAGAGATGAAAGACATTTTCCTTAAAATGTATGCACCAAAAGGTAGAGAACAAAGCGCCTACGCATAAGGATTAAGATAATGGAGTTTATCCAGGAGATATACGAAGCGAGGATGACTCGCAATAGTAGTAATCAAAAGGTACTAACGTACACAGATTGTTGTGAACGTGCATACCTTACAATGCTCGTGTTGGAATTGCTTAGACGCTTTCCGCAGACTGCTCCTACGGCTCATGGATATGCAAAATCAACTAGTGGATATGACTCCTACAAACATTTTAGAATGAATGGCACTGACCTATACAATTTCGTATATTTTATTACAGGTGATAATGAAGTGCTTAAAAAACTAAAAGATCCAAAAGGGGCATTGGGTATGAGAAATCAAACAACAATGCCTTTGATGAACTTCAATAGATACATCACAAGATTGTCACAAGGACTTGCACCTAACATGGAAGATCAAAACGTGTTTATGCGAGTTGAAACTGCTCTAAGGATAAACAACACTGACTACAAGGCAGTACGTAGAAACATTTTTAACTTTAATAGATTGTCTACACCTGAGAAACAAAAGACTGTTACTAGATTGTTGTTAGCATCAAGAGCCAAGTTACGTTCAAGTGATATAATAGAACACCTTGAAAAACTTGCGGCAATAAAAGATTATGAAACAAGAACTGTCAAGGATACAGAACCAACTGTGTCTATGCCTGACTTGCCAATTGATCAAAACCAGTTAGCATTTTATAGATACCTTGTTGGTGCACCTAATCTAATGTTAACTAAAAAGTTTTTAGAATTAGCAGTGCAAGGTAAAAGTATTCCGCCACAGTTTGTAAAAGCATATTTTCCTGCAATTAAAACTATAGATAACATAGTAAAAGGCGGTCCTGCCTTTATTTCCATGCTAAGAGCACTAGAAAAACGTGCAAAACAGTCCAAAAGATAGTATCTTTACCAAAATAGACTAAATATTATTGTAAACGCATCGCAGAGTAGCGATGAGTCATTTAGAGAAAATAGGAGAGAAAAATGGCAGGTATAACAAGAGTAAACGGTTTTGGACAGTACGCACAAGGTACAGTTTATTCCGTAGCACAATTAAAAGCATTCATCATCGACGCTGGTGCAACATTGGCGACAGAAGACGATGGGGCTAAAGAAGCAATGGAACTTTTAATTCAAGAAGTTCAACCATTAATGTACTACTCAACAGGATCAGACGGTACTGTATCAGTAATTTGTGATGGTCATGGTGTTGACGCGGCATCTATGCAGGCAAGAATCAGAGCATTAGGTTCAACTGCAGGTCCAAACAACTACGACTTCACAGGTGCAACTGTAACAGCGGCATCGGCTTTAGTAGCAAGTTAATAGACACTGAAGCAAGAGTAGTTACACTACTAAACTTAAAAGGGCTCGGATTTATTCGGGCCCTTTTTTTATGACTATAAGTATTGCTATGAACGTAGAAGTCAAGACACTAGTAGACATTACAGAAACAAAAAAGAATAAACATAATTGTCCTGATAAACTTTTGGTTTTACAACAGGCTAATTTTAACACATTCTTTCAAACACTTTCATTAAGGTTTAATCCTTACTATGATGCTAGTCCTGTTTTGGCTCGCAAAGAACTTACAGAAGAAGATGGGTTTGGTAGCGAATATAAAGGTATGCACAACGTATGGACCTTTATGTTTAGACTTGAAACTGCGGTTGCAGGATTGGATATAGAAGCCATAAAAGATGACTTTGATTTAGTTCCTATAATTAAGAATTTGAACGAAAGCATTGTGATAAATACTAGTGCATTCAGAACTAAAGATAAACAAAGTACAAATATTGTGTTTAACCGAGTAGATAATACTACTGAGTAACACGGTAAATAATATTGTTATAGAGAATAACATTTAGGCAAACTATACATCTAAAGCAGGCAAAGTAAAAAGGCCCCTACCCAGAGAACAAATGGTATGGAGAGATAGAGATGGCAAGAGCCACTAGTTTAGAAAGAGAAAACTTAGAAGCACACGTTGATTTGTGCGAACAGAGATATGAGAACTTAAACACTCGATTAACAAAGATCGAGGAGAAAGTGGAACATATCCATAACGACATTACCCATGGTAATAAGTCGATGATTAAAGTTATCATAGGTGCAACAGGTACTATTGTTGCTGGCCTACTCTCTACCATTGTAGTAATCCTACTTAATCTTAACTAAAGTCCAATCGCATAAATACTAGTGTTATGCTAGTGAATGAAATCGTATCAGCAATATTAGAGAAAAGAATATGGGCAAAGTCTGGAAACAAGGTTGTCCGTAAGTACAGATGTACGTCTGGCATAAGAAAGAATAGAATCGTATCCAACATAGGACAATGCTTTGCGGCGCCAAATGTAAAGGCTAGAATTAGACTTAAAAGAACTAGAGCAAGACTTGGTTCAAGAATGGCACGTAAGGCACGTAGAACAAAACGTACAAATCCAGCATCACGTAGAGTAGCCGCTTTGAATAAAGCAGGTAGCAGAAGGGCACCTAGAAGTGCAAGAAGAAGATGATTATCAGCGAGATCATAGAAGGTGCAGTTGGTATATGGTCTAAGGGTAAATCAGGACTAGTACGTAAATATAGATGTACGTCAGGCTCTAGAAAAGGACGTATTGTTTCAAGTCCAACAACTTGTAATCAACCAAAAAGAGTTTCAAGTTCTATTAACATTAGAAAAGCAAAATACAAGTATGGACGTAACATGAACATCAAGTCGCAAAGAACTAAACGTGCTGGTGCATTTAGTAAAAGACTTGCAAAAATTAACAAACGTAATTCTTTAACAATAAATAGGTACAAGCCTAAGAAAAGAAAAGCGAGAAGAAGATAATGAGATTTAATGAGTTCCAACTTACTGAAGATGATATACGTTTAAAGATCAAAGAACAGTATCCACATCTTACTGATGAACAGATAGATGAGGCCTTACCTGCAATAGTAGGAGCAGTAGGTGGTGCAGTGGCACGTGGAGCAATGGCGGCAGGTAGAGTAGGAGCAAAGATGGGTACTCAGGCCGCAAAAGCAATAGGTAAAGGAATGGCCAAAGGTGCTAAGGCTGTTGGAAGAGCGGCTGGTAATATGGCTAAACAAACTGCTGGAAATGTAAAGAACAAAGTACTAAACAAGATACAACAGAAAGCGGCAGGCCAGGCAATGAATAAACTATTAAAGCCTGGAACAACTATACCTATGCCAACCAAAGACGGTGAAGAAGACTTTGAAATACAAAAAGCACAAGGCAAAGAGATAACACTTAAACCAAAAAAGAATCCAAAGCCAGGCGATCCTATAGCAACCGTACACGATAAAAAAGACTTAGAGCCTATCCTAAAACAAATAGCAACAGGGCAGATGTAGTATGAAAATAAATGAACTTTTAAAGCATTTCGATATTCATACTAACAATGAAGAAAAAGAACTTCTAAAAAGAATGTCAGAACCAAAACCATTTTTGTCATATACTGATAGAGAGCAATTCGTAATTGAAGCATTAATACGCAAAGCATTAGTAAGTAAAAGAGTAGACAATGATACAGTTTTGGTAATGGCTAATGACCCCTTATAGTAAAGAACTAATACAAGCATTAAAGGAACTTGTCGACTCACAGATCGACATACCTATTCCCTATGCTAAAGGAAACAGTATTAGACTTAAACACATAATCATACGCAAACACAAAAACGGTTACCGAATCTTTGATCTAAACACTAATAAGATAATTGCAACAACTTTCAGCAAAACTGGTGCGGTTGCAATAGCAAAGTGCATAGTGGAGAAGCAAGACAAAAATATAGGTGAAATACAGAGTTTGGACCAAGATCTTGCAAAATATTACAATGATGCCGTGTTTTATAAGCATACAATAGAGCATACAAGCGATGAATTACGCAGAGATGCCGCTTTTACACGGTTTGAGATAGCAAATGACAAGGCAATGCAAGTCAAGTACTCCATTGAATCTTTCATTTATGATAAATAAATATAGTTACAAGTTAGGATGAACAATGAAAATTAGTCAAATATCACAACCTATTACTGCTAAGACGTTGAACGAGAGTCTGACAAAAAAGTTCGGCGAACGTATTAACCTTGAGGCATTTACATTAGAAAAATTACAAGATACAAGCAATAAGTTAAGAACTAAACTCAGCGACATTGAAACTAACGAAAGTTTTGATTCAGTTCATACTGACGAGTATCAAAAGAACAAATTATTTTTAGATATTATTAATGCTGAAATTAAAGAAAGATCTGAAGCAGGCGAAAATATAGCAACGGCTGAGGCTGAAACTGTAAAAGAAGGCGCTGAAGAAGAAGCAACACTTGTTATGGCCGCAAAGGACATGGTAGACAGAGTTACAGGTTGGATGGAAGACACAGCAGAAATGCAAACCGAAGCGATGTTAGAAATAGGCGACAAGATTAGAGATGAAATGGGTTCTGAACAATCAGAGCAGTTCATTGGTTCAGTGAAACCAGCATTGGAAACTTTATTCACAACATTAGAGCAAACTAGAGACGCACTTACAGGTGGCGTAGCCATTGTAACAGGCGAAGGTGCTCCCGCACAAATGGGAGACGAGGCTCCGGCAGAAGAACCAGAAATGGAGCCAACAGTAGATGCTGAAGCAGGCGCAGAGGCAGAGGCTGGCGCTGAAGATGAATTTGCAACAAGCGAACCTGCAGTCGGTGGGGAAGAAGAAGCAGGCCGAGGTAAACGTGAAAGTATTGAAAGATCACGAAGACTTGGAAATATTCTGGCCGACTCAAAAAAAAAGTCTTAGAATCATCAACACCTAATCTTATCAGAATTCTCCGTATGCATTCACAAGCAGGCGAAGATAAAATCTCATGGGACGAATTAAATCAAGAAATGGCAAACTTAGGCTCAGAACAATTTGATGCTGAGACATTCAAACAAGTTTACGATACTGTTCCAGCAATCAAAAATTTTGTAGATAGTTTTGACCCTGACGGGGTTACGTTCAAGGGTGGTGCTGATAAAGAAGTACCACCTGAGGACACAGGTACTATCGACCAAATGGCTCAAAGAGCAACTCAAGCCAATCTATAACTTGACATTTTACTATTTTTGTTATATACTAGTAGAATGGGAAAATTAAACTACACTCACGAAGACGATAACATTCAAAGCGTCAATAACCAATGGATCATTACATCAAACTATCCTGATTACAAAAAGTTTGAAAAACTATTTGAACAAGATGGTAATGATATTAGTGAGAACACAACAACTGCCAATGGTGAACAGATTGATTTGGAAAGTGAAAAGACGACTAGTAAGTGGGATGATTTAAAAAAAGATTATTTGGATTGGGTATTAAACAAAGTCCAATCATTTACTTTACCAATAAACAAATTAAAAGTGATTAGAGCATGGACCATTACATATAATAAGAATGGTTACCAAGGTATTCACGTACACACAGGTGATATGAATTATAAAACCTTTAGTGTTGTACTACACATGGACGATGTGATAACCACAAAAGAAAACAAATATGACGGAGTTTTGTTTACACTTATGCCTGAGCCTAATGGTTATCAACATCCAGGACATTACCTAAGTAAAGCAGGTGGTGTAGTTATGTTAGATGGCAGAGTGTGGCATGGAGTATATCCTACTTCAACACAAAGACGTTCCTTCATAGTAGACTTTGAATACGAATAGGAGAATACATTGTCTTTAATCACAAACAAGTACGATTACAAAGAACTCAAACGTCAGCACATAGATGGAAAAAGATTATATGCTTGTCCAGATGGAAATGCTGTCGCAAGTGTAACAACAATTCTAGATGCTACAAAAGATAAAAGTCATTTGATTGCTTGGCGTAAACGTGTAGGCACAGAAAAAGCAAAAGAAATTACAACAGAGGCGGCAGGCATTGGTACAAGAATGCACAAATACTTAGAGGACTACATTGATCTTGGAGAGTTTCCTACTGCTGGATCAAACCCTTATGCCCAACAGGCTCACAAAATGGCCGAAACTGTCCGTGAAAATGCAATCAAAGATATAGATGAAATGTGGGGCAGTGAAGTACATTTGTTTCACCCTAAAATTTATGCAGGGACCACTGACCTTGTAGGCGTGTATAAAGGCAAGCCTGCAATAATGGACTTTAAGCAAACAAATAAGCCTAAGAAGAAAGAATGGGTTGAGGACTATTACCTACAATTAACAGCCTACGCCCTGGCACACAACGAATTATATGACACTAATATACGTTCTGGACATATTTTTATGTGTAGTAGAGACTTTCAATACCAACAATTCGACCTTTTAGAAGAAGATTTTGCACAATGGGAATCTAAATGGTGGGATAGGGTATATCTGTATTACGACAAGTTCGCATAAATATATGTATCAGGAGTTATTAAATGGCAGTAGTACAGATATCACGTATTCAAATTAGAAGAGGACAAAAGAACGTTGGCTCTGGTATCCCTCAACTTGCTGGTGGTGAATTAGGTTGGGCAGTTGATTCCCAAGAACTTTACATTGGTAATGGAGCAGTTTCAGAAGGAGCCCCAGCAGTAGGTAATTCAAAGATTATTACTGAACACGACAACTTATTTGAATTAGCAAGTACATATACATATAAACAAGGCAGTTCTGTACAAACAGGTGCAAGTGCAACCAGTCCTATTACAAGAACATTACAAAAAAGATTAGACGAAACTGTCACTGTACAATCATTTGGTGCTTTAGGAGATGGTACAGATCAAACTGCACAATTACAAAGAGCAGTTGATCAACTATATCTAAATACATCTACCAAAGGCACAGTTCCAAGCAGAGTAGTTTTAGAATTACAACCTGGAACATACACAATCACAAACACTATACACATTCCACCTCATGCAACTTTAATAGGTGCAGGTAGTGATAAAACAATTATTCATCAGACTGCTGAGTTTCCAATATTCAAAACTGTGAACAGTTTAAGTACTCCGGGTAATCCAGCACCAGACTCAGGAAGTTCATTAGTTAACCAAGCAAGAAAGATTACTTTAAGAGGATTGACTCTTAAAACAAACACACTAGAAAAAACAGGATTAGATCTTACAACTTGTCGTGAGAGTTTATTTGAAGATATAAACATTGAAGGTCCTTGGATAGCAACTAGCGCCACAGTAGCAGATGCAATAGGAATTAAGATGTCCTCTTTATCAAGTATTGTTGGTACTATGCAAAACACTTTTAGAAATGTTAAAGTAACAGGATTCAGTTACGCAGTTAAGAGTGACGATGATTGTAACGACAACCTATTTGATAAGTGTACATTTGAAACAAATGATTATGGTATAGTGTTTGGTAAAGATACTGTACTAGGATCACAAGGACAAGCAACAGGTCCATCAAGAAATAACATTACAAACAGTTTGTTTAGATTTATTAACCAACATGGCTTATGGTATGAAAACGGACAATTCAATCATAGCACAGGTAACAAGTTTATTGATGTAGGTAACGAAGGTGGTGGCGACACTACTCCTTTCTTTACAATCATTAATACAAGACAAGAAGGTAATTCAAGTCTTGACGACTTCTTTGAAAGAAAAAGAAGATTGATGTATGACGCAGGTTATACAAGTATCGCATACAAGAGCGAAACAGAAGGTGAGATAGACTTAATTGATAATACTACTCATAATCTTAACATTATCCAAACAGGAAGTTATACGACTTTGTTTAGATTGCCAGGTGATGCTTCAAGATCATTTGCAATCGAATACACATACAAAAGTTCTATAGTTGATGCACAACGTACGGGTGTAATCAATCTTGTAATTGATAGTGTTAACAATCTTGTATCCCTTGATGATGAGTTTACATATAGCGGAAGTGCTAGTAACCAAACCAATTTACAGTTTAGAGCAAACTATTTAGACGTAAATGGTGACACAACGGTTGACACAGTGGCTATTCAGGTGTTAAACTCTACTACAAATGATCAAGGATATCTACATTTTAAAGTCAAATCTAAAACATAGAAAGTTCAATGTTTGAAAACGACTACGAGTCTCGGCTACGAGAGTGGCATGAGTTCAGATCAACTTTAGAAAAGTCACAAGATCCGTTAATGGATTGCGTGATGTTGTATAAGAAAGCACCTCGTGTATTTAAAAGCGATGTAGATCCCTGGGATCAAAAAACTTGGTTAGACCCATGGCAGTTGGTAGAAAAAAATTTGTACTCTGAGATGTGCATTACTTTAGGAATATGTTACAGTCTCCAATTAACTGAACGTTTTTCTGGTAGCAGTTTTGAGATACATAACACAGTAGACACAAAAAGCAAACAAACCTTTTATCTGCTGGCTGTGGATAACAACATAATAAACCCAATAATTGAGGAAGTATATATAGGACTACCAAAGCATTTTGTTTCACAACGTATTTTCAAGATGCCACAGGTAAACTAAATACTTTTTTGAGGTATTGTAAAAGTATAAAGTAAGGAAGTAATAGATGTCAAACGGTTCAGGAATTCATATTGTAAAGCGAGATGGTCAAAGTTATCCATTAGATATTAATAAAATTCATAAAGTAGTTCAATTCGCCTGTGAAGGTTTATCAGGCGTAAGTATTTCACAAGTTGAAATGAATGCTAACATTCAGTTTTACGATGGAATGTCTACAAAAGAAATTCAAGACATATTAATTAGGTCAGCAAATGATCTTATTTCTTTAGAATCACCTAACTATCAATACGTTGCGGCAAGACTATTATTGTACGGAGTGTATAAAGATGTGTTTGGTGAATACAAACACAAATCATTTATCGACATGATAAAACTAAACATCGAACGTGGTGTTTATGATCCTCAAATTTTAGATCTTTATACTGAAGAAGAATTAGATTCTCTTGACAAATACATTAAACTTAATAGAGATGAAAACTTTACCTATGCAGGACTAAGACAAATTGTTGACAAGTATCTAGTTCAGGATAGATCTTCAGGACAGATCTTTGAACCACCGCAATATATGTATATGATGATTGCGGCAACATTATTTGCAAACTATCCTAAAGAAGATAGATTGTATTACGTAAGGAGATACTATGACGCGACCTCACTTTTTAAAATCAATATCCCAACGCCTGTCATGGCAGGAGTCAGGACCCCTGTTCGTCAGTTTGCATCTTGTGTACTTGTTGATAGTGATGACACCCTTAATAGTATTTTTAGCAGTGATATGGCTATTGGACGTTATACGGCTCAACGTGCAGGGATTGGTATCAATGCTGGTAGAATTCGTGCAATCAATTCGAAGATAAGAGGTGGCGAAGTTGCACATACAGGTCTTGTTCCATTTCTAAAGAAATTTGAATCAACTGTTAGATGTTGTACTCAAAACGGAGTACGTGGAGGAAGTGCAACTACCCATTTCCCTTTATGGCATTATGAGATTCAAGACTTATTAGTTTTGAAAAATAACAAAGGTACAGAGGATAACAGAGTACGTAAGTTAGACTATTCTATTCAACTTAATAAATTAATGTACGAAAGATTCTTAGGTGGTAAAGATATTACACTTTTCTCGCCACACGATGTACCAGATTTATATGAAGCATTTTTTAGTGATCAATCAAAGTTTGAAAAACTTTACACAAAGTATGAAAAAGATACAAGCATAAGAAAGAAAACTGTACCTGCTATGGAACTGTTCAGTGATATGCTTCGTGAACGTGCAGAAACAGGACGCATCTATTTAATGAACGTTGATCATGCTAACACACACAGTTCATTCAAAGATACAGTTTACATGAGTAACTTATGTCAAGAGATTACTTTACCTACAAAACCTTTACAACACATTGATGACCCAGAAGGTGAAATAGCATTATGTATTTTAAGTGCAATTAATGTTGGTGTATTGAAAGAACTTGATGATTTAGAAGAACTATGCGAACTTGCAGTAAGAGCCTTAGAAGAAATTATTGATTATCAAAAATATCCTGTAGAAGCGGCAGAGAAGTCTACAAAGGCAAGACGTTCTTTAGGTATTGGTTACATTGGACTTGCACATTACCTAGCAAGACATGGTGTTAAGTACAATGACAAGAAAGCATTAACTAGAGTACACGAACTTACAGAAGCATTTCAATATTATCTTTTAAAAGCAAGTAATAAACTTGCAGAAGAAAGAGGTGCCTGTGACTATTTCAACCGCACTAAATACAGTGATGGCATACTACCAATTGACACATACAAAAAAGACTTGGATGAAGTCTGTAATATTAAGTTAAAATATGACTGGGATGGTCTTCGCAAGAGCATTGGAGTTCATGGCCTGCGTCACAGTACGTTGTCCGCACAAATGCCATCGGAGAGCAGTTCTATTGTGTCAAATGCCACAAACGGAGTTGAGCCACCTAGAGGATACTTGTCCATTAAGAAATCGAAAAAAGGGCCTCTTAAGCAGATTGTTCCGCAATATCAAAGTTTAAAAAATTATTATACCTTGCTTTGGGAAATGCCAGGCAATGAAGGTTATATTAATGTAATGGCAGTAATTCAAAAATTCTTTGATCAAGCCATATCAGGAAACTGGAGTTACAATCCAACGCAGTATGCAGACAACGAAGTACCTATGAGTGTTATGTTCAAGGACTTATTAACTACGTATAAATTAGGTTGGAAAACTTCTTACTATCAAAATACCTACGATTTTAAAGGTGAAGACGTAGAAGAATTGAGAGAAGAGATAAGTACTCCGCTGGAGCAAGAAGCCCCACACCCTGAACCAAGTTCTAAAAAGGAATTGGACGAAGAATGTGAAGCCTGTGCAATTTAAGTATTGACAAGTTTCATAAAGTAATTTATAATAGTATAGGAAAGTAGAGAATAGAAAGAGTAAGAAATGGCTAAAACTGTCTTTAATAGAAACAAAGTAGACTTTACAAAGCAACCTATGTTCTTTGGTGAAGATCAGAATACACAAAGATATGATACATTTAAGTTTCCTGAGTTTGATAAGTTAAATCAAACTATGCTAGGTTACTTTTGGAGACCTGAAGAAGTAAGTCTTCAGAAAGATAGAGCGGACTATCAACAGTTCAGACCTGAACAGAAACATATTTTTACGAGTAACTTAAAATATCAAACACTATTAGATAGTGTACAGGGTAGAGGTCCAAGTCTAGCATTTCTTCCTTGGGTGTCTTTACCTGAACTTGAAGGTTGTATTGTTACTTGGGATTTCTTTGAAACAATCCACTCACGTTCTTATACACACATTATGAAAAACGTTTATCCAGATCCAAGTGAAGTATTGGATCACATCTTAGAAGATGACGAAATTATTAAACGTGCTATTTCAGTTACAAAAAATTATGATGCTTATACAGAAGCAGTAGAGAACTTCCATTACAAAGGCAAAGGATCAATGACAGATGTTAAAAAGAAATTGTTCCTTGCAATGATGAATGTAAACATCTTAGAAGGACTAAGATTTTATGTTTCGTTTGCTTGTACGTTTGCCTTTGCAGAAAGTAAGATGATGGAAGGTTCAGCAAAAATTATTTCATTGATTGCTCGAGACGAGGCAACACACTTAAACTTATCTACACACGTCTTAAAGAATTGGTTACGTGGTAATGACGATCCTGAAATGCAGAAGTTAGGACAGGACAGTGAAGAAGAAGTTTATAATATGTGGAAGACCTGCGTTGAAGAAGAGAAGGCTTGGGCAAAGTATTTGTTCAAAGATGGTTCCATCATCGGATTGAACGAAGAAATCTTAGGCCAGTATGTAGAATTCATTGCTAATAGAAGATTAAAAGCCTTAGGATACAAACCTATATTTGATCAACCAGTGAATACTAATCCTTTACCTTGGACACAACATTGGTTGAGTTCAGCAGGATTACAAGTGGCTCCACAAGAAACAGAAGTAGAGTCATACATTATTGGGGGCGTAAAACAAGACGTAGAAAAAGATACATTCAAAGGATTTAAATTATAATATGACAAATGTAGTATATTCAAAACCAATGTGTACCTACTGTGATAAGGCAAAGCATTTACTTAAACAGTCAGGAATAGAATACAAAGAAATGCTTATTGGCAGAGACCTTGATAGAGAAACTTTATTAGAAGAGTTTGAAGCGAATGGTATGCCACAGCCAAGATCTGTACCGCAAATCATACTTAACGGTAAGTATGTTGGGGGATACAATGAACTTGTTAAGTACATTGAAGACCACGGTATGGAAGGACTGAAACAATAAAGTATGTTAATTGAAACACCGCACAAAAAAGGCGACACAGTATCATTCAAGTTACAATCCGGAGAAGAGATAGTAGCAAGGATTGATGACGTAACCGAAACAGGTTACCGCTTACATAAACCTTTAACATTAATGAACACAGGCCAAGGAATTGGTCTAGGTCAATTTATGATGACAGCGGATCCGTTATCAGATATTCATATGCCTAAGTCCAGTGTTGTTTGTACTTCAAAGACCCATACCGAAATGGCGAAGAAATATATTGAAGCAACGACTGGATTAAAAACATGAGCAAAAATTTACTAGTAGATGTAGACGGAGTTCTACTTGATTGGGATACTGCCTTCCAGAGATGGATGGCGTTAGAGGGTTTCATCGTCAAGGAAGGCGGTGATATAGAGTATAAAACACATCTTAGATTTGTTACAAATGTCCATAAAGAGGCTATTCCAGAAGATAAAGCAGAATGGTTAGTAAAGATCTTTAATCGATCTGCATGGATTGGGTTCTTAGAACCTTACAAAGATAGTGTTGAAATAGTGAAAGCATTAAAGGAAAAAGGATATACCTTTACTGCTATAACTTCTTTAACTTTAGATAAGCCTGCTCAAGCATTACGTAAAATGAACTTGGCAGAAGTTTTTGGAGAAGGCACTTTTCAGGATATCCATTTCTTAGAAACTGGTTCAGGAAAGAACGAAGTTTTAAGTAAAATGGGTCAAGGGCATTGGTGGATTGAGGATAAGCCAGAAAATGCAGTAGTAGGACTAGAGCATGGACTTAAACCAATCCTATTGGAACATAGTTACAACAAGACCTTTTTAAACAGTCAAATCGAAAAGGTACCTACTTGGCGTAACATATATAAAATAGTAACAGGAGAAAAATATGTCATCAATTCATGAGCAAATTACGGCGGCATACGAGAACTACTTGAAAGAGTCTGAATCTTTCGATACAAAAGGTGTAAAAGCCTCGGCCGCAAGAGCCAGAAAAGCATTAGGCGAAATGGGTAAACTTGCAAAATCAAGAAGAGCAGAGATTCAAGAAAAAAAGAACTCTATGTAATTTAAATAAGATCGGCGTTGCATTATTCAACTCTTGCAACGCCTTTCTTTTATTATGATATCCGTAACAATTACCAAAAAAATTATAAATATGAATAGTATTATTACTAAACAAAAACTAGGGCGTATATAACACATGGAAAAAGGAAAACTAAAGTGGTATAATCCAGTAAAAGGTTTTGGATTTATCACTCCAGAAAAAGGTGGCAAAGATATCTTTGTACACGTTTCCCAATTTAAAAAAGCAGGTATAACGGATATACTAGAAGGTATTCAATTAGAATATCAATTAGAAGAATTCCGTGGCAGAACCATTGCCGCAAACATCAAACAAATCTAAGATATATTAAGAAGGTTACTTTACTTGTTTCTTCTGGTAATCTGCTATCGCGGCCTTTATGGCATCCTCAGCCAGCACTGAACAATGTATCTTTACTGGTGGAAGAGCCAACTCTGTGGCGATTTCTGTATTCTTAATTTCCCTTGCTTCGCCCAGTGTTTTGCCTTTAACCCACTCAGTAACAAGAGAACTACTAGCAATAGCAGAGCCACAGCCGAACGTCTTGAACTTGGCGTCATCTATTGTTCCTTGGTCGTTTACTTTAATTTGAAGTTTCATAACATCGCCACAAGCAGGTGCACCCACTAGTCCTGTGCCTACGTCAGTATCTTCTTTGTCCATAGAACCTACGTTCCTGGGATTCTCATAATGGTCAAGTAGTTGTTTACTATATGCCATATCTATCTCCGTTGTTAATAATCTTTTTGCATTTTCTTTAGTGTTTCTTTCCAATCATAATCAGGATTAGGAGCATACGGTACCATCATTGCTCCCGGACATCTATCATCTTTTCCTGTTACGATTGTTTCACTGCTTTTACCTGCACCTAAATATATGCACACTAGGTTGTCACCTATGTGTCCCATATAAACCCTACGGGCGACAGTCATCTTTACCTGCTCTCTTTCGCCCCTTCTTATTTGTTGTTCGTAAGTATAAGGTTTAGTTGCTCCGTATGTTTTCGCTCCGGCAAATGCATCAGTCCAAGATAGTAAAGCAATAACCATAGGGACATATATCATATAATCCCTCTGTAATCTAATGCAAAGTATAATAAACCTATTATAAATGCTAGTATAAACAATACTGCTAATCCTATCTGCAATGCTTCAATGAAATCTTTTTTACGTTCTGCTTGTTTGTAAACTTCCTGTTCTCTCTTAAGTCTTATCTTCCGACGCATCTCTTTTAGTTCGTCCCATGTGCCATAACCATAACGAAAGTTTAATAATGTTTGTAATTCTTTTTCTTGTTCTATGATTTTCTTTTCGTGGATTAAGAGTTGTAATGCTTCTTCTTCTACTGAACCTGCATTGAAAAGTTTTTTGAACAACGGAGGCTTCTTTTGCATCTGTTGTCCTTTACGGAAATCGGATATGGCGGTGTACCATTTCCCCATTTGACCGACAGTGTTTTCAAAATCTTGGCCGGCCTGGACAAATTTCTTAACGGTATTGAATGCCGCAGTTGCGGCGGCTATTGCACTAAAAGGATCTACTATTTCCCTCTCCTAAACAATTCCCTCAATAATATTTATCTATTATTCTAGAATAAGCGATTTGATAGTAATTGATCCGTCTATGTTTTTTTCTAACTCTGCTTTAGATTTGATACACTGGTACTTAACGCCTTCTGAATATTCTCGTTCAGCAGTACGTTTACCTCTAAGGCAAGCACCCATACTCTCTTGTATTCTGTGTTCCTTGATCTCATTGTTAATTAACATTAAAAGTGCTACTACTGTCTCGATCATAATTAGTGTCCATTCCCATTTGTATATTTGATATCTCTATCTGCGTCTTTTAATTTTTCAATGTCTTTTGCTATCTTCTCTACTTGCTTCTGCAAGAATTCAATGTTTACTTTGTTTTCCATATTCTTTTCTAATACGGCTTCCATTTTTTCAACACTTTTATACAGGTCCTCTATCAGCATGAATTGTTCTAGGTCATTTTGTGATTGACCTAATTCACCTCTTGGGTACTTTATTCTGAATTCTGAATTGGATTCTAGATCTTTTTGCATTAGAGTGATTGTGTTAGTATGTTGGTTAAGTTGTTCTACAACACCAAAGTATGCCCACACACCTACTGCTACGGCACCTATGATAGCCAACATATTTCTGATTGGCATTGATATACTAGTATTGTCCGATACGTTGAATTTACTCATAAATCCTTTTAATTTCTATTTATCAATCAAAAGAGGTTGACATACCCCACGATTAGTGCTATAAATAAAGAGTAATTGTTGACGTCATTGTATGTCACAAGAGCAGGACCCGGGTGCAATTCCCGGCCACTCCACCAATTCAATATACCCCTTACGGGGTGGAATTAGGATCGACTGGCTTGTTAAGAATGAAAGAGATTACCGGGTGGGAACTCCGTTAACGTAACAAAAC